TCCTTCAACTTGCGAAGAAACCACCATTCGCAGGAATGGCGTGATTCCAACGTTTTCAAGGGTTTCAGACGGGCTTCAAAACGTTTTTGCCCACATTTTGCCCACATTCTTCCACGCCCGTCTCCACCTGCACGGCGGCATCGAGCAGACGGGCCACGTCCATAAGGTCGCTGTCGAACAGATCCGCGTACACGTCCAACGTCATGCTCGCGTTCTTGTGGCCCAGCATCCTCTGCAGGGCCTTGACGTTCGCGCCCGCATGCACGGCCAACGAGGCGGCGGTGTGACGCAGGTCGTGAGGCACCGGCCAATCGTCCCGCTTCCAGCCCAGACGGGTGAGCGTGTGCGTCCACCATCCCGTCTCGCGGGCGAGGCTCTGCTTGCGGATAGGGCCTCCACGCACGTCACGGAACACGCGCTCCTCGTGTTCGCGTTGCTCGCATATCGGTTTGAGCGCGTCCATGACTATGCGGGGCATGGGCACGTCACGGCGTTCGTGGTTCTTCGGGGTGCCCTCGGCCCATTTGGCGTTGACGTATACGAGGTTGCGGCGCACGTGCAGTATGCCGGCGTCGAAGTCGAGATCGCGTCTTTGTAATCCGGCCGCTTCGCCCCATCTCAGCCCGCAGAAGCCCAATAGCAGTATGAGCGCCCGGCGCTCCTCTCCCAGCTTCCGGCAGTTCGACGCTTCGTTGGCGAGTGCCAGCAGTCTGGTAATGGTCAGGTAGATGCGGCGATCCTTGCGTTTGGGGAGTCTCGGCAGTTCGATGCCGTCGCACGGGTTGGAGGAGATGAGCTTGTCCCGCACAGCCATGCTGCATATGCCCTGCATGATCTGGTATGGGCGGCTGACGGATGGTGCGCCGGACTTATCGATTATGCTTCCGACCCATGCCTGGACTTCGGCGTGTGTGATGCTGCCTATCTGCCGTTCTGCCCATTTGGCCTCGCAGTGGCATTTCCATGCGCTGTCCATGTTGGAACCCGAAGTCGCCTTCCAAAACGGCTTCTTTTCGGCAATCCACTGGTCATGCAGCGTGCCTATGCGTTGTTTGCCGCCTTCCGGGTCGATGTAGCTGCCGGTGGCCTTGGCTATGGTGACGTGTTCCGCAGCCCACGTCTCCGCGTCAATCTTGCGGCGGAAGCCCCTCTTGTCGGTTTGCGTGCCGTCGGGTTTCCGATAGCGGACTCGATACCTGTTTTCGCCTTTGGCCGTCCTGTATCTGGTGATGTTCGCCATGATTTTTTCACTCGCTCATACTTGTTTTCGGTTTTAACGTGTTTTAACTGGTATTAATGTGTTTTAATGAGATTTGACGGATAACAGGGAAATTAATAAAATATTCTCTTTACGCCAAAATCGGAAAGGAGACGGCCATGACCATGACCGATACCGGCGTGAAGCCGATTCCGGCATACGTGCCGCCCGAGGACGGCAAGCCACGCAACGCCGTGGACGAGAAATGGATGAAGCTGACCCACAGCGCCCGCCATTACATGGAACGCAGGGCAAAGGCCCGGAAGGAAACCATCGATGGGTCTGAAGCTCGTCATTGAGCGCGAATGCTCCAGAGACCATCAGACGGCCCTCAGGCAGTTCCTGTGCTGTGAACCTGGAGGCCCCGAATGGGCGATGGACCCGCAACGCTACATACGTGACCTCAGCGTGCGCAAGACCCCGAAGGGGATCATGCGCACGCTTCTTGTCGTATCCGGAGATATTCCCCTGCATGATGACGTGGTCGGCTTCTGCGAATACGGCGTAGCCGTGGAAACGACCGATGAGCATGAGGGCGTCTACCAGATCTCGTATATCGCCACCGCTTTGAAGGTGCGTGGCACACATCTCGGAGACACTCTGCTCTCCTCGGTTATCGTGCGCCTGCGTGACGATGCCTGGCGTTTCAACCGCACGCCACTCGTGCTCACCCAGGTGGATCCGCGCAACAAGCCCAGCATGGACCTGTTCACACGATTCGGATTCATGGACGAGGGGCCGGATCCCGACGACCCGGAATACCATCTGCTGTCCCTGGAGTTTACCCCGCAGGAGCGCGGAAACTACTTCGGCAGCACACTCGCGTTCTTCTGACATTTCGGGTATAGCTCCGCCAGGCCTATCGGCTATGATAGGTAGGCGAAGCGTCCTCCTTTCTGATAAGCAAGCTGGTCGATGTTTCACCCGCCCTGTTGATGGTCAAGATCAACAGGGCGATTCTTTTTTCTATTGCAGGAATTGCCTGTGGGCCGTTTCTGACAATGAATACCGTATCGGCCGTTTGCCGTGTTCCTGCAGGAGGCCGAGGCCGAGGAGCGCGTTGATGGAGCTCATGAGCCTGGTGTTCCCAGCTTCGAGCAACGAGCACAGTTCCTTGCGAGATGCCGGTTGCGGGTTGTTGTCGAACAGTTCAATCTGAAGCAGGTAGAACAGGATGTCCTTCTGGTCGCCGGACAGGCGTTTCTGTTCGGCGTAGTCGTTGAGCTTGTCGTAGGCGGCCTTCAGGGAGCCCCATTTGTTCCCCAGATCGGAGATGATGTTTTTCTGCGCGGCGATGATGAACTTCACCATCCGGTAGCAGAACAGGGACACGTCGGAGCAGTTCAACGGGAACTGGGCGTCGTCGAACGCCTTGTAGTACTGACCTTTGGCGTCGGCTATGACGGGGCTGAGCGATATCGCGGTGGGCACGCTCAGATGCTTGCTCAGCTGCAATGCCAGCAGGAATCGCCCCGTCCTTCCGTTGCCGTCGTAGAACGGGTGGATGTATTCGAAGGCGTAGTGGCACATCACGGCCCGGAGCACCGGCGGTATGTTCGAGTCGGTGAGCAGGGTTATCCATTTGGTGAGTTGCACCTGGATCTCCGATTCGGGGTATGCGCCGTCGTGGAGTTTGCGCCCGTTGCCGTCGTCCCACACGGAGACCGTTCCCTTTCGGAACAGTATGCCGTCCGGCTTGTCCTTGTCGGCTATCTCGCCGTCGGTGACCTGGTCGTAGATGTTCCTGATGTCCTTGAGCTCGTGGGGCAGTTCGAGCTGTTTGCTGTCCTCTCCGGACAGTCCGAGGAACAGTTTCGCGAATTCGGTCAGCCGTTTGTGGGGGCCCTCGCCCGCGGCCGATTCCAGTGCGTCGGCTATCTCCTTGCGTGTGGTGTGCACGCCTTCGATGGTGTTGGTGCTTTGCACCTCGGCTCCGATGAGGTCGAACAGGTAGGCCCGTTTGGCGATGTTCGGCAGGTCGTTCCACAATGATTCGACGCTTCCTTCGAGTTCCCTCACGGTGTCGAGGGCCGTGCCGAGTTCCCTGAAGCATACGGCGAACATCTCGTGTCCGTCGAACGTGATTCCGGAACGGAACGTGGACCATCCGTTGACCCGTGACTCGTATTCGCGTTGGGCGGCGTCCGTGGGTTTCTCCGTGGACCGGGACATGTTGATGGTCTGCCGGATGCTTTTGTAGTCCATCTCCCCTATCACCTCGTTTCGCGTTGTATCGATGTTTGGAATACGAATATTACTCTTCTATGTATCGAAAACGCCGGAAATCGATATATAGACAACCGGAATCTGTTCTCAATGAGCCCAAAACGGAAGAAAACAGATTATAGAGTCAGCCCTGCCGACGCTGCAACGCCGGCAGGGCAATTCTTTTTAATTGGTCGAATCATGTAGCGACGGTGAATCGATGCCGCAGAAACCAAGTGCTATGTGGTTGTAATCGCTGACGTCAACCTTCAACCCGTCAACATCGGGATTGTCTTTCCATACGTTGTTCAGGTCGCCGTTGGCGTATTTCCAATCTTTTGCCATCCCGTTGAGCGGGTAAGTCGTTCCGTCGATTGTCATGATGACGGCGATTGTTGGCCGCGTCGTAGCCGCCCTCAAGATCTGCCGGCAACGCCAGCTCGTACACGTTGGCCCATTTACTGGCGATGGTCTCCACGTCGATCATGGCATTTCCTCGTATGCTTCCTGCTCACGCTCGATATCACCGTACTTCGCGGCAAGATTAAGAGTGGACGGATCGACGGAATCAGTAGAGATATCTGAAGACTGCTGCGCCTTCAGCATTTCGAATATTTCATTAATGGAATCGCGCTCCTCCTGTGTCATGGACATATATTCTTCGTTTTCGAGTTCGCTGACACGGTCAAGCACCATATTGAGTGCTTGTACTGGAAGACAGTGACTTATTGCGCTAAGCCTGATGAACTCAGACAGTCGGACTGGTGCTTTATTGCCCATTTTTATATCCCGAATACGGCTATAAGTTACTTCACCTTGGGTAAGGTTTTCCATTTCGCGGTACGAAGCGCCCAATTCATCCAGCAAACCAGACAATACGTCTCTTGCCGCGTAGTCGAAAATATCCCATTCAATCTTTGTTGCCATGTGCAAATGTTATCACCTGACAGCAGCTAGAAACGCCGCATAAGAACTGTTGTCACATGACAACACGCCGAAGCGTTTGACTTTATTTGTTGGCAGGTGCCAATATACAAACCATGATTGCATCAGCCAACAACGCAGCTGCTTCGGCCGTGAAGAGCCTCCGAGTAAAAGCCTTGCTCGATGAGGTGCCGAAGACGCATATCGCCTCCAAGGTCGGCCTCAACCGGATGACCGTAGGCAAACACCTCAAGTCGGACGACATGTCCCTAAGCGAGTTCATCAAAACCGCCTTCGCTCTTAACACGAATCCGGCTCAGGTTCTCGCCGAGGCCATCGAATCCACCCAGGCAAAAGAAAAGGCATCCGCCGCCACGGATGCCGAGATCAAATGAAAGAAGGTTCAAATGAACAACACCATTCTAACCGACAACAAGGAAATCGAAACCCTCGACCTCCCCTCATGGTGGAGCGACGACTTTCCCTGCGTGGCAACCTTGCTCAAGACCGGGTTCAAGGGGCACCGTCAGTTGTTCGCGGCTGACGTGGATGTCCTCCCCGGCGTCGGATTCGCGTTCTACGAAGTCCAATGGCTCAGCAAAGACGGGTCTTCCTCCGATGGACCCCTTACGACAATCGTTCCATTCAACAACGTCGAAAGCATTGAACAGGTAGAAACCGTGGAAGCAGAGGACGGTGGTCTCAAATGAGCAACGCATTGCAGACCCTTCGTTTCGAAGATACGGAGGTCACCGCACTGGACTGCAACACCGACGAGCCGGTGTTCGTCGCCAGCCCCATCGCGAAGAAACTCGCATACGAGAGCGCGAAGGACATGTTGCGCAATCTTGACTCCGATGAAAAGGGTAAGCACATTGTGCCCACCCTTGGAGGAGAACAAGAAATGAGCGTCATCACGCTGCCCGGCCTGATCCACGCCTTGAACAATCGCCGCCCCGGCGCAGTCAAGGACGAGGCCACGCGCAACATGGTCATCCGGTTCCAGCGTTGGGTGAACCACGAACTAGTGCCGACCGTAATGCGCAGCGGCAGATACGAGGTGCAGCGTCCGCAACACCTGCTTGAGGCGGCTCACCATGAGCGCATGATGCAAGTCGAACTGTTGAAGGCTTCGCAGGGCATCGTCCACCCGGATTTCCTCGAAGCGAAGACGCGCATCGTGATCGCACGGGAATTGGGGGAACTACCTGAGCTCGACCCGAAGACCCGTCCCCTGTACACACAGGACTATCTACGGGAGAAGAATCTGAGCGCCAAGCAGCTGCGATCGAAGAGTGGCACATTCGGCAAGAAGCTCAAGGCCGCATATCGAGAGCGAAACGGTCGAGACCCACAACGCGCTGATCTGACACTGCCGAACGGTCACATCATTCAGGTCTACGCCTACACGGAAGAAGATCGCCCCTTGTTTGACCGGGCATGGGATGAGCTCAGTCAGAAAGCGGGTGCGTGATGGCCGGCGCTCTCCCCGAGAAAAATCTTCGTCTATCTCTCACCCACCCTATCGTGTCGGACTCTTACAGACATTCCTTCCCCATGGAATTGGTATGTGATCCGAACGATGAGGCCGACCTGTTCCTGACGGTGTTCAAAGCGAAGGTTCCTATGTTCGACTTGTGGTTCGACCTGACGTATTCCACGTTCGACGGGGTGACCGGTTCGTTCTATCCCGATTGGAGCGAATGGACGTTCGGTGACCTGAAGGAAGCGAAGGACGTATTGCACTCCTATCTGGATTCCATCGATGTTCTCCGCGTTTTTTTTGCGGACTACCTGCGGGTATTCGAGTGGGCGTCGACCGTGGACTGGCGCGGCCTGCTCGCCAAGAAGCGTGGTGAATCATGTCCAAGCAGATAGAAGCACAGGACGGTTGGCCCATTGGCAAGGTGGCGGAATTCCTGAATCTTTCGAAGAGCACTCTTTACATCTGGTCTTGCTACGACCGGTGGGGCGGGAAATACCCGCCGGCTCCGAAGCGTATCGGCCGTCGGCTGGTGTGGGATCCACGCGAGGTCATCGACTACCGGAACAACAGGTGCGCCATCACCCGCAAGGAGCTGGTCCATGGCGAATAAGGGTTTCCCGGATTCGAAACCGGGAGAAAAGGTGCCGGCGTCGCACTGTCCAAGGTTCACGCCGGCACCAACATCACCAATCACATTGAAAGGAAAACAAGTGATGTCAGGACACAAGATTACCGGAATCCACGCCATCGGCGTCGAGATCCCGAAGGGAATGTCATTCAAGGAGCTCATGGAGCAGCTGCTTGAGGGAGGAGAGGCTGAGTTGGAGAAGGAGTTGGACGAGGAGACGCGCCAGCCGGAAACCGGCAAGTGCGATTGTCCGGCGTGCGATCCAGACAAGGACACCGTGGAGGAAAGATTGTTCCATCCGGTCGATCAGTGGCAGCGCGCCGTCGATGTGGCCAGTGACGTGCATGACGCGGCCGGCTCTCTCGAACACGCGCTGTTCGAGCTGGGTGAGAACCAGTTGGCGTTCGAGGCGTCGATGATCCTCAGCCAGTCGCTGACCCTGCTGCGTGCCATCCAACGCAAGCGCAAGGAGGTTGCGGAATGAGCATCGAAGCATTGCGCAAAAAGAAGCGTATGCGCCGACCCCGGCCGAGGTTAACGGACGGGCAGAAATCGGCCGTATTACTGGCTCTCACGTTCTTCGAGGGTTGGCTGGTCGGTTTCGCCGGCACGCATAGTCGCATCCCAAGTCCGGTGGGTACGCCGCAGTGGATGATAACCGGCTCGCTCGCATTGGCGGTCGTATTGCCGCTCGTGTTCGTGGGAATCCTGTTGAAGTGGGGTGGCGATGGAACAGCCGAGTGAGTTCACGCTCTGCTTGCCGGGCGACCCGGTGCCGAAGGGCAGGCCCCGCGTCTACAACGGGCATGCGATCACTCCGAAACGCACCGTCAGGGCGGAGGAGCGCCTGTTCGCGGAATTCCGGTTGAAATACCCGCAGGCGAAACCGTTCCAATGCCCCGTGCGCTTGGAGGCGGAGTTCTGGATGAGCCATAGGGGTCGGCCCGACCTCGACAACCTGCTGAAGCTGGTTTTGGATTCATTGAACGGCGTCGCCTACGTGGATGACGCGCAGGTCGTCGAATCCCACGCCAGCAAGCGGATGCCCGACCTATGGGTCTACGGGTCGAAGGGCCGCTACCGGAAGCGCAAGAGCGGCGACCCCTACACGTGTTGCGGGCACGAGTACGAGCCGCACCTCTCTATCCGTATCAAGCCGCTCCCGGAATGGGAGCCGAACAAGCAAGGAGAACAATCATGAGCAAGCCGATCAACGAGCCACGCATGGTGCAACAGGCGCTCGTATCCGACGAGGACCTGAGCTTCGAACTGGCGGCCCTGGTGCCGACCGCGAACGGGATCACGAACGCCGCATCCACGTTCATCGACAAGGCCACCAAACTGTTGCTGTCCGACAAGATCATACTCACCAACGAGCAGCATACGGCCGTCACGTCGGCCATCGCCATCGCCCAACTGACCGTCAAGGAAGGCGCGGCCATATCGAAGCTGCTGCGCAACCCGGACGCTTCGGCGGAGGTCATAGCCGGACTGCGACTCACCTCCGAGGACAGGCAGGATGCCTGACCGGCGTCTTTGGATGCCGCGTTGCAGGACATGCGGGCCGCTCGGCAAGCCCACCGGACTGGACGAGGCGGTCACCTGCTGTAACCGGCACACGAACCAGACCAAGCATCAGACGGCGTGGTATCCCACCTACGCCCAAATCATCGTGAAAGGCACATCAAATGACTGCGAATGACACGTCAACCATTGAAACCACGGAGGCCGTGAACCCGGACGGGGAATTGCGCCAAGGATTGTTCGCCGCGCAGGCGGCGCGCATCGTCGAACTGCAGGCCGAGATCGCCAGCCGACAGGAGGAAATCGACAATCTCAAATCCCTGATTCTCGACTCGCATCCGGTCGGCACCTACCAGGCCGGCAACCTGAAGGTGCAGGTCAAGCCGGGCGCGCGCCGCATCAACGCCGGCACGTTCGAAAAAGCCTACCCGGCCACCAAGTATCCCGGAGCCTACCAGTTGCGGCCGCGGCCGCTCAGCCAGTTGGAGAAGCTGCTGTCGGCGGACGCGGTGGCCGATTACGCGATGAGCGGCAAGCCGACGGTGGTGGTCTCATGAACGCAGAACTGTCCAGCCTGGGCATCGCCCAAATCGTGGAAAGCGTTATCGCCGACTACGACCTGCACGACGAGGACGGCAACGAGCTGACCGACGACCTGTACGTCATCCGTTCCGAGCAGCTCGACGAGCTGGGCCTCACCGTCGCCAGACGCATCCACAAGGCGACGCGCGAACTGGAGGCGCAGGGCAAGACCGGTTTTCCCGTGCATTCGATGCTCTGCGGGCATACGCCGCCAACCATCACGACGGCGGATGACGGGACCTACACGCTGCGCTTCGACAACGCCAGCGAAGCGGTTGCAGTCAAAGGCCTCAACAAGACCGCATTGGCCGACGTCAAGAAAACCATCAACGACTTTCTCAAGGAGGTGAAAACCCATGAACGGCATGAATGAGGCTATCCTCGCTGTCGCGCAGGCCCAACAGGGTGATGCGATCCCCGTGGACATACCGCCCATGACGCAGTCGGCACCCGATATGGGCAAGCCGCCAGTCACTCCGAAAACCAAAATCGGCACCGTGGAGGAGCCGCAACTGTGGCCGGAGATTCGCCAGCTCATCGAAGCGGATATCGCCAACGCTCCGCGCGAACTGCAGCGTGAGATAGGCCCGTCCGAACTGGGCGCGGACTGCGTGCACTGCCTCGCCGCGAAACTGGCGGGCTGGCCGGAGCGTCGCTCCCCGGGCTGGCTGCCGTTCATCGGCACGTGCGTCCACGCGCATTTCGAAACCATGTTCCATGACCTGAACGGGGAGCCGGCGTTCCAATTCCCCTACACGAGCGAGGACAACGTGACCGAGCTCGTGGAACGGTGGCGCTCGGAGTACCGGGTCACCGTAGGCCGGTTGCAGGGTTTGCACGGCGGCTACGACGTGACCGGCAGCATCGACCTATGGGACCGCAAAACCCGCAGCACCATCGACTGGAAGATAGTCGGCAACACGACCGTCACCAAGGTCAAGGCCCACGGCCCCTCGCAACAATACCGGATACAGGCGTCGCTCTACGGCATGGGCCTGCAGAACGAGGGCGAACGGGTGGAACGCAACTGCATCTACTTCCTGCCCCGCAACAAGACCTCGTTGGGTGACGCTTTGCCTTGGGAGACAAGGTTCGACCCGGAGCCCGGCAAATGGGCGTTGAGCCGCGCCCAACTGCTCGTCAACCTCATGGATTGCGTGGAGCAGGCGGAGGGCCCCGACGTGCGCGACAGCTGGATCAAACAGTTGCCGGCGGCCGGGCCCGACAAGTGCTTCTCCTGCAAGGGCCGGGTCTGGCCGGATATGAGCGCGCTTCCCGAGTTCGACGAGAAGCCGTGGCCGGACGTGCCCGACAAATGGCTCCAACTCATCCCCCTAATCGAATCCGAATACCAGTTCACCGAATAACGAAAGGAAAACAATCATGTTCGGACAGCCACAGCAACAGTATGGTTACCCGCAGCAGGGTTACCCCCAACAGGGGTATCAGCAGGGGTATGGTCAGCCGCCGGCACGCCCGGCCGTGTCCATGACCCCGGAGCAGATGCTTGCCAGCATCGAATCGCAGAGCAGCAAGGGCGCGAAATTCGAACAGCCCGGCACATCGATCAGCGGAATCATCGAGAACGTGACCGCCAACCAGATCCGCGATTTCAAGTCCCGCCAGCCGAAGTTCTTCGATGACGGACAGCCGCAGATGCAGGTGCTCGTCACCATCAACACCGGCGTCACCGATCCGATGGTGGAGGACGATGACGGCCGGCGCACCGTGTACATCAAGGGCTTCGGCCTCCAGCGCCGCGCATGGCTTCAGGCGTTGCACAACGCCGGGCTGAGGAAGGCCGCAGAAGTGCGGCCTGGCGACCGTTTCACGGCCACGTTCACCGGTTTCGGCGAGGCGAAGCCCGGCATGAACGCGCCGAAACTGTTCGAATACGTGATCGAACACCAGTCGCCGGCCGACCTCGCCATGAACCAACCCCAGCAGCCCGGCATGCAGCAAGCCCAGCAAGACTACCCGCAGCAGCAGTACGCTCCCCAGCAGCCCACGCAGACCCCGAATCAGGGGTATCAGCAGCCTCCGGTCGACCCATGGAACCCGCCGACGCAGCAGCAGCCGCAGCAACCCGCCCAGCCGGTACAGCTCGGCCAGCCACAGCAGCAGGCTGATCCGATGAAGGTCAACCAGTTGAAGGCCGTGGGCAAAAGCCCGCAGGAGATCGCCACCCTGTTGGGCGTGCCGGTCGAGGCGGTGACGGCGATCACGGACGCGGCCAACCCCACGGCCCACCCGTACGCAGCCAACGGCGAGGAGCCCGAATTCTAACCATCCGGCCGTAGCCGTATCCAAGCGGCCAGCGCAGTTGCGACGACGCGCACGGCACAAAAAACTAATCCGATGTTAAAGGCCGTTTCGAGGGGAGCTGACTGATGCCCTCGAAGACGTCACTAATTCTTTCTTGTTCGTCCAAAGAGAGAATTCCCTTTGCGATACACATTTTACGAATCGAATCAAAAGAATCTTTGGCGGTCTCGATTTTCTTTTTTTCCGAATCAGGCACTGTCACGCCCGCGGCTTCCATCACCGTCGCGGATTTCTCTATATCGTCTATGCTCTGCGAGAGATAGTAAAACGCCATATTCGGACCAGGGCCATAATACATTGGATCATCCGAATCGTCAGGTAGCTCGTCCAGCAACGCACGACGAAGGACATCCATATACGTTTGATAATTGGATACGCCATCCCAATACCTCTTTGATTCGTCGAGTATGGATTTGATTCGGGCCATGGCCGTATTGAGTTCAACTCTGTCGAAGACAATCATCTCCGACAGAAAGATATTGCAGATGCCGTATTTTGTTCTCGTGCCGAATATCGGGTTGTCGCTTAGGAGGAACGGCTCCTCCAAATCGCAGATGAGGGCGAGCGGGGTGATATGCAATGCGTGGGCTATCTGGATTGTCGCGTCCACGCTGATGTCGGTTTTGCGGCCCAATTCGATATTGGTCAGCACGTTTTCGGAAAGGGCGAGTTCCCCGTATTCCTGTTTTAGATAGTCCGCGAGTTTGGCGATGCTGAGTTTCGCCATGGTGCGGTATCGCTTCATGCGTGTGCCGAACGTCGACGTGTCGGTCTGAAGCCCTGCCCTGTCGTCAATCACTGTCATACTTACAAATTTTATCAGCTATTTCATGTGATTTGGTGTGAACTGGACAGAAATGGTGTATTCTGTCTCTTGGACAGAAGAACAGGTGAACAAATATCCTAGATTCTGTCCAGAGAACAAAAATGGCCCGCCCTGCGCCAACAGGACGAGCCGGTAAGCATCAAACCCAACCGCCAGGAAGGATCGAACACTCATGCCACATACTACAGCCGCACTCGACGGGCTCCCCGAAACGGTAACCAAAAAACAGGCGGAACAGGCACTCAAATGCTCGACGCAGACCATCGACCGCCTCGTGAAAGCCGGCAAACTACGCGCCTATCGCGTCACCGCCAAGAAAACCCTCATCAACGCCGCAGACCTCAAAGCGCGTTTCACCGAAGGCGAGGTGCGGGCATGAGCGCAAAAAAGCCGATAACGTTACCCGCCTTGTCCATCTGCCTGCCATCCGATTTCAAGTTCGAGGAGCTCGACAAGCGAGACCCCGGCTCTCTGAGAATCTTCAAATCCAACGAACCGAACCTGGGACTCGACTTCTCGATTGACTACTACCCAGACGAGGGCGTGGTCTACGGCGGGGAATACTGGGCACAGACCTGGACACCGGACAACCCGCGGGAATGGGAAGAGATTCAGCACAATATCCCGCAAGTCCTCTCATGGCTCAGCGACTGCCAGACCGCACTCGCCTGGGCACGCCGACACTACCCCGCACGCAAGGAGGCGTGAAATGACCTACACGACCAATGGGCCGACGCAACTGGTCGAAATCGCGCCGCACGTGTTCCTCGGATGCAGGATAAGCAGGATCGAAGGACTGTCCCCGGAACGCCAGCTCATGCAGACGTACATGATGGACAACCACGAAGGCAAGGACATCGAATACCGGGGCCTGATCTCGTTCTCAGCCGAAGACGCTGACTCTGTCGCGGACGCCTTCAGGGACTTCGCGAGCATGGTCGAAGGACTTATCAGGGAGGAACGGCAACGCCGGTAACAGGAGGAAACAGTGGCGGTTACCCTCAGAACGTTGAAATTCCAACGAAAACAGGAGAAACAACAGAAACACATCTCTCCTATATATAAATCCCTCTCAAACACTCCTATATAACTTCTCTCACACACACATAAGTGTTAGGGGTGTTACAGAGGGGTATCTTCCTTGGAATTTCAACGGTCTGACGGTAACAGGTCTCTGTTACTTCCCTGTTCTCGTAGTTACCGAAAGGAGGTAAACATGTTCATTCACCACTGCTCGATAATCCCAGACGGGCCATCCCACGTGCAACAGGTGCTGCTTGGAATGGGACCGGCATTGAAGCCGGAACGGCACGCCTTCTACGACCGCATCGGCCAAAGCGTGCAAATCCCGCGCAACGACACGGGAAGGAACCCGCACCCGTGGTTCGACGACGGATACGCGAAAGCCCTGTGGGACTTCCGCAACGACTCCCTGCTGCTCGGAGACGACAATCGAACCCTGTATGTACGTGACGTCGACCGCACGGGGAATAACGCCCTGCTCAACACTTGGCATGCGATCAGTAGCCTCGAAACGGAATACCACGTGCCGAAGGCCAAACAGTACTTCCCCTGGAACGACCAGCTGCGTGTGGAATGCTCGAAACTCGATAAGCGCGTCAAACACGGAATCAAGTTCGCCAACTGCTCGTTCCTGCGCGTGGAAGGAGTCGTCCGCAGATTCGATGCCGGCACTCCTTTGTTCGACCAGCCGTATGAGTTGACGTTCGACATGGCATATGATTCGAGGCTCGTAGGCCAGGCCATCGCCTTCCTTCGCGACGTCACCGAAAACGAGCATTCCGCGCAGAATCTCTGCCGTATGTTCGCCACGCCTCTCATGGAGCCGTACAAGCATCTGAGTTACGTCCTGTACGGTGACGGAGGCAACGGGAAAGGCATCCTGCTAGGAGCCCTGTCGCGCTCCTTTCCCGATCTGGCGAAGCCGGTCGACGCTCAGAAGATTCTCGGGGGAAGACGAGGGCAAGGCGGCTTCTCTAGCGATCAGGAGGCGAACAAGCTTATCGGGACACTGTGGGTGTTCGATGAGGATGCGGACACCGTCACCGTGGAGCAAATGACCGCGTTGAAGAAGATATCCACCGGGGATACGATTTCCAGTCGCAAGATTCAGCAGGATTCGGTCGATGTGAAGCCCCGGTGCACGTTCGTCATCGCGACGAACAATCCCGTCATCACGACGATGACCGCCGCCAGCGTCAGACGTTTTGTTTACGTGCGCATGAGGGACAATCGCAAGGCGTCGGATTTTCTTCCGTTATTGGAATTTCGGGACCGTTTCGGAGTGGCCCCGTTTATCATGGCGTCCTGCTCTTTGTGGCTCAAGCGCGGCGACGAACCCTTCCGTGATATCGTCATCGGCGATCCCACCGATCTGTCCGAAGCGGAACAGTGGTTGGTCGACCAGATCGTGTCCAATGGGTACGCGATATCCGGTGCTAATCCGTATTCGGAAAGCGCTTGGGAGCATAAGAACAGCATTAATAAGCTCGGTTTGAAGACTGGCTTGAAGAAAATCGACGGCACTGCCACTCGTGTCCTGTCGGTCGAAGACGAGCAGCGATTCTCCCCATATCGGTCTGAAGCCGTGTCTGCTTACCGGTCCGCCGACACGTTCATGATTCCCGAACCTCCGGAGCCCATCGATTTGAGCGGCGCTCCTGTTCCATTGCCTTCCGAGTTCGGTTTCGTCTGCGATTACGTGCCGGCCAATCCGGATAAGAAGGCCTTGAATTGGAAGAAGCTCACCAAGAGCGAGCAGGTAGATACCAGTAGCAGGCCGTCCGGTGCTGCCTTCGCAGTGGTTCCGGCGCCGGGCTTCATGGTCGTTGACATGGATAGGAGCAAGGACGGCGGAGAGTCTGGCTGGGATATCGTCAACTCCCAGATAGGTCCTTATTCGTCGGATGATTTTCCCAGCACTTATCTTGTTCGTACCCCAAGCGGTGGATTCCACGCCTACTACCGGATTCCCGATGACCTGCTGGGAAAGGTGAAGAACGCGGCACATCCGCATGGTGTTCCCATCGATACAAGGGTGGAGCAGAAAGGATATGTCGTCGGGCCCGGATCCTCTGTGCAGGAAGGCGTGTACTTGTTGTGCGATACGCCCGAAAACGGTGATGTCCCGTTCCTGTCATCCAAGATGGTTCTCTGGTTGAAGAACCATGGATACGTCAATGGATTCGAAAATGACCAGCCTCAGCCGGCTGTAGACCACTCCACTGCCGTCCATGCAGGTTCGAGATTTCGTCAAAGTTTGGGCAGACCGGATATGTCTCCCATTCCGGAAGGCAGCCGCAACAATGATCTTCATGCTTGGGGGTTTGGCCGCTTGGCGAACCATCCAGACAACAAGCGTCAAATAGAGGCTGATTTCTTCGAAAGGGGCAGAATCAGCGGCCTGGGTGATGCGGAGATTCGCGCTTCTTGGAATTCGATTCTTCGACAGCTTGGACACCAATCATGAGCAGGCCACGTGCCAGCGAGCGCAAACCCCCGTGGCTTCGCGCGTTCATCCCGAAAACGAGTCCCCTTGTGGTCACTGTCTGCGAGGGGTGCGGCCTGTACGTCATCGAGGATCGGGAAACCGTGTGGGAGTCGTGGGATTACGGGTGTGTGGAGGGTGACGACCTGACCGTGGCGATAATCCTCGGCCGGCCGTTGACCCGCGTCACGTGGCTTCCCTCCGTCGGCCACCCGCTGCTCCGTAGCACCTGCGGAGATGCAGGCATCAGACCGGACGGCCAGTATCTGGCCATGCACATGTGTCATCTCGCCCGGATAAGCGTCAAACCGTTCAAACCGCCGAAACGGGAACGCCCGCCAGGCAAGCCATGGGGCGGGCCGAAACTGTCGAAGCAGGAGATAGCCGAATTCAAACGCATATGGGACATGCCATACAGCCGGCTCAAATACGAGAAAGCCCCAACCATGGTCGGCCAGGGCGATGAGAAGCAAACATTATTCTAGCCGACCAGCCGGAAGGGGCCAACGTGAACTGCCAGAACTGCAAAACGATAACCGAAGGGGGATATTCACTGTGCGCGACGTGCGAACTGCGTTTCGCCGGCACGCTCCTGCGATTGGCGCATGATGTCACGCCGTTGCATGATTCGTTGGACGCGACCCTGCATCCGGGCGGGCATTCGCCCGTGCGCATCCAGACCGCCACTCCCCCGACTCCAATCAGGCTCGACGTGCTCGACCTGATCGACATGCTCGACGCCACGGCCCGTGAACTATGGCGTTGCCTCGACGGCATCGACGCCTTGGACTGGCGCAAAGACAAACGCAACGAGGATCTGAAGGCCACGCTCATCGCATGCGCAGGCCACCCCAGGCTCGCCACGGTCGCGGACGCCGGCCTCTACATGCACGTCATCAACGACCTTGCCCGCAAGGTCGATACGGTTTTGGACCCGCCCGAACAACGCCGCGAAATCGGCACCTGCGAACTATGCGAGACCATGCTCACCGCAGGCGCGGCAGACCAGTGGGTCACCTGTCCCGTGTGCGGGAGGGAACAGCGAGCTCAGACGGTCAAACTGCGCCGACTCAAGACATTGTGTTGGGATGATTCCGAGCGAGGTTCGGCGGCGGACATCTCCAAGGCATTCGCCGTCTCGGGGCTCAAGGTCAGCCGTAAGACCATCACCACGTGGGAGCAGCGCGGCAAACTGCCCCGTCATGCGGATGGATACGCCTACTGCGACGTGTACCGGCTGCTCATCGGTCCCGATTTGACAAAATCCGTTAGGTGAAGCCATAATATGCAGTGGTAGAAGTGTCGAAAACCCAGCTCAAGTGGCTGGGTTTTCGCGTATCTATGCTTTGTTCTTGCGTGGCCTTCCTCCGCCGACACCACGTCCCGGACGTTGGGCGTTCCATTCATCGATGGTCTCAGGCAGCCAGCCGCGCGTGCGGCCTATGGTCGCGTCGGGTTCGGGGAGTTTGAGGTTGAGCAGGCCGCCGCTGGTGATGCCGAGGCGTTCGGCGACCTGTTTGACGCCGAGGTATTCAGTCGTCATTGTTGCCTTCCTTGCCGTTGATGATTCCGGCCGCAAGGCCCATGATTCCGGCCGCGAGACCGAAGCCGCCCGATACTATCGGGCTGCTGGACAGTGCGCCGACCAAGGCCACGGCACCGAATACCACGGCGACGATTCCGAAGATCAGTGATGTTCTCATGATGCGTTCTCCGATGGGATAGGATTGGCGGGAGGTTCCGGCTAATAGGTCTAGCCGGAACCTTTTTTACTTCTTGTGCTTCGGTCTTCGCTTGACTGCGATGGCTAGCGCGGCTGCGGCGATGACGTTGGCGATGATGCCGTTGATGACATCAAACCAATCCTTTGGGCTCATCGGATACCTCCTTTCTGCTGATATATCTACAGTAACACAACTACTATAGATATGCAAGGAGAGCACAACAAAACACGCCGAAAACTCCTGATATTTCAACCCCTCGCTAGCCCAACCAGCAGAGGCATCCGATTCAAGTCCGATACAGTCTCGGTTCGAATCCGAGGCGAGGGACACCTATTCTCCAATGATTGCGGGGTGACGGCATCATGGTCAGCTACAGCCGCCAAGTCCGCAAAGGCGGACGCCAATTCGAAAAAGACCGCAAGAAATTCTTCCTCGAATGCAAGAGCGAACACCGTCCATGCTGGCTCTGCGGAATGCCCATCGACTACGACGCACCACAGAACACCACAGACGACAGCTTCAACCTCGACCACTTCTATCCCGTCACCAAACGCCCCGACCTGCAACACGACCCCGCAGGCTTCCGCCCATCACACACCCAATGCAACAACCTGCGCGGCAACAAAGACCCCGCCACACCAATCGGCACACTCTCACGCCAATGGATCCGAGCAGCATAGGAGGCCCAACGCTCATGGACATCGACGAACCAGTCAAGACAATCAACGGCGAGACAGCCCGCGAAGCAACCTATCCCATCACGCTCCACATCAGCGCCAGCCTAGACAACAGCAACGGCGTCAACGCATTCATCGACGCATTCAACGCCTAACCAACCGGGAGGGGCGGTAGAATCCCAAAACCGGCCGCCACCGGGACACTACCCGCATGGCCGCTCTTCCTCTCCCTCCGAAAGTTTTCCGATATTCGAACCGGGGTCGCGCGCGCGAGGCGATTGCGAATGTACTGCACTTGTATTGCGAGGTGATGATGATGACAGCAGGAAAGTCGAAATCCGAACGCTTCCCGACTGAATCGGTGTCCGACGCATTGGAGCGTTCGCTGCGCAACGCGAAGCACCTACGCGCCAAGGACGCGGCCACCGTCGCCGCCGCTCGCGCTCTGGCTTGGAAGATTGACCATTGGGATGAGCTTGCCGAGCAGGCTATATCTGATGCTGAAGTGAAGGGTAAGGGCGCGCGTCCGGCCGTACCCCTGAACGACAATACGTCGATTCCGACTTTTCTCAAATACTGCGCGGCTCTGGGTCTGACCCCCGAAGAGGAGAAGCCGGCGAAAACCGTTCGCGCTAAATCCGTCAACGCTGAGGAGACTCCGGTCGCCGACGAGCTTGAGGAGTATCTGGCGAAAATCAGCTAAACGGGAGGCGTCATGGGCATCGGTGAAATCAATGACGACGCCCACGGCATCACCACTCCCCGCATATTCACTCCCCCATTGCGCGAATTGACGCCGGAAACCTCAAACGGCTTCGCGGTCATCGAGTTCGCCGAAAAGTTCCTCCACGTGCATCTCTACCCGTGGCAGAAATGGCTGCTGATCCACGGACTCGAGCTTCTGCCGGACGGCTCATACCGGTTCCGCCGCGTGGTGACCGAGGTTGCCCGTCAGAACGGCAAGACCACGTTGATGAGCGTGCTGGTTGCGTGGTGGCTGTTCGTTGATTCTGGCCGTCATCCGGAATTGTCGCCGGCTTGGAAGTTTCTCGTGGTCGGTGCCGCGCAGACGTTGGACAATGCTCGTGCCCCGTATCAGGCTGTGCTGAATTGGTGTAATCCGAATCCGGCTTCCGAGGGCGAGGCCGCGCTTGCGGTGCCCGTATTGCAGAAGCGTGTGCAGCGGGTCAACAATTCGCATGGCGAAGAGGCGATTATCTGCCGTAACAAGGCGCAGTATATCGTGCGCGCCGATAAGAACATCCGTTCCAAGTCCGCGAGCCGTGTCGTGTTCGATGAGCTGCGCGAACAGCATACCGACGATGGCTGGAACGCAGTCAGTCAAACCACGAAAGCCATCTGGTCAAGCCAATTGTGGGGCATCTCGAACGCCGGCGACTATCGTAGCGTCGTACTGCGCCGAGTCGTTGACGAGGGCCGTGCCCTGGCTGAATCATGGAATGCGTCGGTCGAGACCGGCAAGCAGTCGCCGGACGAATGGGCCGATGAACATGACCCGTCCTATGGGTATTTTGAGTGGTCGGCTCCGGATAAATGCGAGCTGGACGATCTCGACGGCATTCGTCAGGCGAACCCCTCCATGGGTTACGGGCCGATGACGTATCGGAGTATCGCGGCCGACATCAACGGCATGACCGAAGCCGCGTACCGCACCGAGGTCTTGTGCCAGTGGGTGACGGCCGACATCACGCCGTACATCAACCCGAAGCTGTGGAAGCGCGGCATCGACCCGAAGTCCCGTATCCCCGATGACGGGCGCGTAGTGCTTTCCGTGGACACCAGCGCCGACCGTGAGACCACCTATATCGCCGCCGCCGGGTACCGCGAGGACGGATTGCCGCACGTCGAACTGATTGTGCGCCGCGACGGCATGCTCTGGGTGCCGAAATACCTCAAAATGCTTCGTGAGGCTTGGCCGAACATCCACGAAATCGCCTTGCAGTCCAAGGGCTGCCCGGCCGTGGACTTCGCCGACCCGCTCGCGGAGGCCGGTTGGACGGTGCATCTCATCGAGGGCTTTCGCATGGGAGCCGCAACCGGCCGTTTCCGTGACCGAGTGAAGGAAAACAAACTCCGCCATCTCCCCCAGCCCGCCATCGAACAACAGGTGAGCGTGGCCGTGACCCGACGATTGGGTGAGGTCGAGGTGTGGGACAGAAACCAGAGCGCTATGCACATTTCCGGCCTCATCGCCGAATCGCAGGCACTGTATGCGTTGGAGACTATGGACGGCGAGCCGGAGAAACCGAAGTACAGGCCCTCCACGGGCATCAAGATTCACTGTTGATATGACGTGACCCAAGGAGGCTGCGTATGGGATTTCTGAATAATCTGCTGCGCGGCCCCGCCGCCATCGCCATGAAGGGCGCGGAGCCGGAGACCGGCGCGTTGCCCACGGTGGGCGACGCGATGCCCGAGGCCATCAGCTGGCCCACCGAAGAGGACTTCGCCGGCTACGTGAACGGCATGTACTGCCGCGAATACGCGGTGCGCGTCGTGGTCGATTTCATTACCCGCCAATTGGCCTCTCTGCCGTTGAAGGTGTATCGGAAGAACGCTGACGGCGACGCGGAGGAGATACGAGACGGCGCATTGGCCCGACTGGTCAAACGGCCTTCCGAACTGCCCGGCATGAGCCGATACCGTTTCTATGCATCACTCATCCGTGACATGCTGCTGGAAGACCGGTGGCTGTGCACGCTCGGCAGCAACCGTTCTGGCGGCGGGAACACGCTTCGCCGCATCCCCGCCGACGGGTACAGCCTCACGGCGAACGGTTTCGGCGAACTCACCGGCGTGACCATCAGCAGCGTCGACGGCAACAAGGGCGGTACCTACAAGCTGCCGGACCCGCGAATCGTGCTTGACATCGGCTATATCGACGGCCTGAACCTCGGAGACCCCGTGACCAACGTTCTCCGTTCCCTGCTCTCCGAGGCGCGTGCGATGGCGAAATACCGTCGCAAAGTCGCTGAGAACAGTCCGCAGACACCCGCGTACATCTACCGGCCGAAGGAAATGCAGTGGGAGTCGCAGGAGGATTACGACGATTTCGTGCAAGCGCTCCGCAACTACCAGCAGGGCGGCGGCCGCGAGGGTGCATGGCTTCCTCTGCGCGACGGCATGGAGGTTCGCGCCATCGGCGAACTGTTCAAGCCGGTGGACATGGCCGACCTGGACGCACGCGAGAAAATCAACGAACAGGTGTGCCTCGCATTCCAGATCAGCCCGGAGAATATCGGCTTCCGCTCCGGCACCAACTCGAACATCAGCGCCTACAAAGAAAAACTCTGGAACGTGGAGTTGCTGCCGTACTTGGTGGCGTTCGAGGAGGCTTTGAACCTCACATTGCCCGAGGCTGTGGGCGAACCGGACTGTTACATCAAGGCGAATCTGGACGCGAAGCTGCGCGGCACGATGGAGACCCAGTATCAGGCGCTCTCCACCGCCACAGGCCGTCCGTTCATGACCACGGACGAGGCGCGCGAACTGCTCGACCGTCCGAAACTGCCGGGCGGCGACCAGCTGATAACCCCGCTCAATGTGAGCGAGGGCGGCCAGCCCAGCCCGCAGGACGGCGGACAGACGCAGAACGCGCAGCAGGGAGCGAGCCCGAACGGCAAGCAGATGCTCGCCGAATTCAAACGCCTCTACACGTATGACGCCGGTTTCCGCGCGTCATGGGACTCGATGACGAAGGGAGAAACCTTAGATGAGTCTTGATTATCTCGGCTACGAGCTCAAGGAGCTCAAAGCCAACGATTCCAGCGGCGGCGGGGTGTTCTCCGGCTACGCCTCGACGTGGGAGAAAGACCTGTACGACGACGTGGTGGTCAAGGGCGCGTTCGCGCAGACCCTATCCGCCGACTTCAAGGCGGGCGGCGCGGGCATCCCCATCCATTGGCAACACAAGGACGGGTCCCCGAACGATGTGATCGGCGAAACGCTTTCCGCCGTGGAGGACGAGCATGGCCTGCTCATCACCGCGAAGCTCGACACCGACATCGCGGAGGGCAAGCGAGCCTACGACCTGCTCAAACGTGGCCTCATCCACCAGATGAGCATCGGTTTCATCGCCGAAAAGACCGCATGGGTTGAGGACGAGGAATCGAAGAGCCCATGGGACGGCTACCGGGAGATTCGCCAGCTCAAACTGTTCGAAATCTCGCTGGTGCAGGTCGCCGCCAACCAAGGGGCGGAAGTGCTCGAGGTCAAGGCCGGTCGAGCCATCAGCAAGGCCAACGAGGACAAGATTCGCACAGCCTACGAAGCGCTCGGCGAACTGCTCGACTCCATCACCGAAACCCCCGACGATGACGACACCGACGATTCCAAGCCCGATGACGAGCCGGACGACGATACGGCGGACGATTCGGACAAGCCCGAGCCGAATGACGGCAAGGCGAAAAAGAGTTTTGACCCGCAGTGGGCCAAGGAAATCAGCGACTTCCTCTCGCTGGCAAACAACCAATAGAAAGGATTATCCATGGGTTACATGGAGAAGCTGGCCGCCGAGAAGAAGGCGGTCAAGGCCCTGTACGACAAGGGCATGGAGAACCTCACCGACGATGAGGCGAACGAACTCAAGAACCATTACGAGGAGGCCAAGCGTTTGCAGGAGCGCGTCGACCTGTTCCAGGGCGTCAACGATTTGAACGTGGACGAGGCCAAGCCTCAGGCAAAGGCGGCTCCCGCCGTCAAGACGCTGGGCGACCTGTACGCGCAGGAGTTGAAGAAGGCCGGCCTGACCGTCATCGGCACCAAGGCGCACCCGTTCGCTTCCAGCGAGTTCAAGGCCGCGTCCGACACGCACGTGGTGGGCACCGGCACGGCGGACACCGGTTACGCGCCGGTGGTCACGCAGGTCGACATGGACGGCGTCTGGCCGTATGAGCGTCCGCTCGTGGTCGCCGACCTGTTCGGCTCCGTCACCCTGAGCGGCAACGCCAACACCGTGGAATACCCGGTGTATGGCGCGCTCGAGGGCAGCGCTGGAACCGTGGGCGAGGGCGGCAAGAAGCCGCAGACCCATCTGCCGGCCCCCCGCTGGGAGTCCGACAGCCTCAAGGAGGTCGCCGCCTGGTGGAAGGTCACCGACAATATGGCCGAAGACCTGTCCTACATCGTCTCCGAAATCAACAACCACGCCCGCTACAACCTGCAGCTGCTGGAAGAGACCCAGCTGCTGTCCGGCGACGGCACCGGCGCGAACGTCAAGGGCCTGCTCACCCGCGACATCCAGACGATGGCTCAGGCGGCTGATTCCGACCCGGACCGCATCTTCAAGGCCCGCACCAAGATCGCGGTGGCCACCGGCTTCCGAGCCGACGCCATCGTCATCAACCCCGCCGACTACGAGACCATCCGCCTCTCCAAGGACACGAACGGCCAGTACTACGGCGGCGGCTACTTCAACGGCCAGTACGGCAACGGCACCATCATGCAGGACCCGCCGCTGTGGGGACTCAAGACCGTCGTCACCGAGGCCATCGCCCAGGGCACCGTCCTGGTCGGCGCTTTCCGGCTCGGCGGCGCTGTGATCCGCAAGGGTGGTCTGCGCGCCGAGTCCACCAACTCCCACGCCGACGATTTCACCAACGATCTCATCACGTTCCGCGTGCGCGAACGTCTCGGCTTGCAGGTCAAGTATCCGAAGGCTTTCGTCAAGGTCACACTGGGAAAAGCGGGCAAGTGACGCCCGAACCCGAGAGCATCGTCGTAGTCCCCGATTCGCTTGAACTGCGGGTCGGGACCACGGCGCGGCTCAAGGTTTCGGTGCTCCCCCAGAACGCGTCACAGGAGTTCACCGCGACGGTCTCCGATCCGACGATCGCAAGCGTTGAGGAGCCGTCCGCCGACGAGGAACAGGCGGACGGCTCCTCCATGGTCGAGACCGAATAGGCCGAGAGGAGGCGTCATGGCCGAAACGATTCCCGACATCATCACCGACCCGTCAGGTTTCGACGCTGACGGCGAGTTCTGGTTGAAGGCGGCGCAGGCGGCCATCCGCCGCACGTGCGGCTGGCATATCACGCCGAACATCGAACTGTCGGGCGTGGTCAATTCGCGGGGAGGCAAGGTGATTCGCCTCCCCGCACGCCATGTCACGTCGGTGGATGAGCTGACCGATATCGCCGGCAACCGGCTGCACTACGCCTACGACCCCGCCACGGGTTTGGTGGAATGCACCGCCGGCGTTTTCCCGGCCGGCGTGGCCACGATACGCTACCGCATCCACGCCGGTTATGCGCCGGACGAGGTGCCGGATGTACAGGGGGTGCTCATAAACGCGGCGAAACGGGCCAGCAGCGCAGCCGCCGGCATCGTCCAATCCCAGTCGGTCAACGGCAGCAGCGTCACCTACAACGTGACCCTGATGGCCGACGAGCTGGCGAAACTCGACCGGTACAAGCTGGGAGCATTGCCGTGAGCATCATCGATGACATCAACGCCTCCGGCCTGCCGGCGGCCACACGGTTCGTGCGTCTGCGCGCCTCACGCAAACCCGACCCGTACAATCCCGCGCAGACCACCGAGGACTGGACGAAACCCGTCGAATTGGAAGTGCGAGGAGCTTTGGCTTCGAGCAGTTCGACTCGCACGCCCGACGTTTTGGACGTGCAGACCACGTCGACTGCGGTGCTCACCGTGGCCGACCCGAACGCGGACATCCGGCTTGGTGACCGTATCCGACCCGAACCGGCCGATGGCCGCATGTGGGAGGTCAGCGGCTTCCCCAGCCGCGATGCCAACGCCTTTACCGGCTGGCAGCCCACATTGGAAGTCCAGCTCACCGAGTGGAAGGGGTAGCCGATGGCCGGAAGCGGACAGGTCAAGGTGCATTTCAACGATGCGTTCTTCGATGAGATTCTCAATTCGGCTGGAGTGCGTGCCATGACCCGCGGAGCCGCGGAAAAGGCGCTCGGCGTCGCCAGGGCGAACGCGCCCGTGGATACGGGAGCCTACCGCGACGGTCTGGAGGTCAAGGCCGTGCAGCACGCGCACCGCACCACCTTTATGGTGGTCGGCACCGACGCGAAGACCATGCTGGTCGAATCCAAGACCGGCAACCTTCGCAAGGCGTTGAAGGCGGTGAAGGTATGACCCTTGTATTGCCTCCCGACATGGAGGCTTTCCTCTGTGATTACCTGCGCGCCCATATCACCGATGTGGACGGGCTCCAGGTGGGCAGCAAGAAGCCTCCCGACTATCAGGGCGCGTATCCGCTCGTCACCGTCCGGGACGATGGCGGCAACGCGGACGGGCTCGGCCATTTCGACCGTTCGATTGGCGTGAACGTGTACGGATGGAGCCGTCAGGACGAGAAGCCATGCAAGGATTTGGCCCGCCGCGTCTACGCGACGCTCACCGAACACCCGGCCATCGCCCTCGCCAAGGGTTCGCCCATCATCTCCGTCGATGATTCCGCGTGCAACGGCCCTTATCCGGTTTCCGATGATTCGGACACCGCGCACTACTACCTGATCGTCGATTATTCGACGATCGGCGAACACTAACCAATCTCTACTACCTGTTTCCTAGACCCTGCACAACGTGCGGGGTCTTTTTCGTTCGAAAGGACATGGAATGACAGCAGACAACCAGGGCAACGACCTTGATTCTGTCAAGAACGTACTCACATCGAAAATCATCGTCGCCCCCTATGCGCCAGGCAAGACGCTGACCGCCTCGCAGATCGCGCCCTCCGTGGCGGACCCGATCACCGAACTCGGCGACGTGTTCGGTTCCGCCTCCGCCGCCGTGGGTCTCATCACCAGCGACGGAGCGCCGCAGGATGCGCGTGACGGCGACGACGCCACCGAATTCCATCAGCCGGGCTACACGCTCAACGCCGACCCGACGCTGACGCTCGCGTTCACCGCCGCCGAGGACAACGACCTCACCCGCCGCATGACCATCGGCAGGCCCGATGAAACCGGCGTCTACCACGTCAAGGACATCATCCAGGACACCAAGTGGTTCGCTTATCAGGAGACCATCTACAAGTCCGGCCGCAAACGCCGTCGTCTCGGCGTCATCCAGATCACCGGCAACGAGCCGGCGCAGGATACGCGCGGCGAGGTGTCCGGCCTCTCTCTGACCGCCACATGGCAGATCGATCCAGCAGTGGACGGCGGCAACAGCCGCTACCTGCAGTCCTACGCGGCGGTCTGACATCAGTACTCTTCCCCGCATGACCTCTCTCCTGTCGGCATGCGGGGAGCCTAACACCAACGACGGGAGAAACACGTATGACAGGAGAAATCATCATGGCAACGCAGCAGAATATGGCACCCTCAATCGCCGAATTCGATGATTGGGACGAGGCCAAGGAGGCCGAGGCCCTCGCCGAGGTCGCCAAGCAGATCAAGGTGCGCCACATCATCAAGAACAACGAATACTGGGCGCTGACGCCCGGCGGCACCGTCTACAAGCTGCCTCTCTATCTTTCCATCGCCGACTTCGAGGCCCTGTCCGGCGCTTCCACCGACACCGACAGCCTTGACCAGGTCAAACGCATCCTCACCGTGTTCGCCGGAGACGAGCAGGCCAAGCAGCTCGAAAGGGAGCCCATGCAGGTCGCGTTCAATCTCATTCAGGATTATGGGGAGACGCTCGCCAAATCGCAGGGCGTCGAACTGGGAAAATCGCCGACTTCTGCCGAATCCTCAACTCCGATGACGGAGTAAAGGTCCGAGCGGACTTCGCCCGATTCGGGTGGAGCGTCGAACACGATCTCGGGCGGCGTCTCCCCTACCGTGACGCCATCGACCTGTACACGGCGTTGTGCGGCGACCCGGCCTCCTACACGGGGGCCTCGCTCATCGGCCTCATGTTCCCGATGAATGCCACCGACATCACCGTATTGCAGTTCCTCGGCGCTTCCACGCTGCTCGGCGACGTGGGCGGCGACCCCGAAACGGTCGAGCCCACCGCCGAGGAGATCCACGAGGCCGAATCTCATATGAGCAAGCTCTTCGGATAACAACCATCAACTAGGAGGGGAGTCGTCTTATGGCTTTCGGATCGGAAGTGGGAACCGGCCACGTGTCGATATTCCCCTCGATGAAGGGCTTCCGCAGCGCGGTCGACAAGGAGATGCGGGGGGCCGGCAAATCCGGTTCCACCCGTTTCTCCCAGGCGTTCGGCAACGGTTCGAAAATCGGCAAATCGTTCGGCGGCAGCTTCAAGAAGGCGTTCGGCGCGGGTGCTCAGGGCGCTGCCGACGAGGTGCTGAAACCGTTGAAGCGTGACGTGGCGCAGGCGTCCTCCAAGGCCAGCGCCGCGCTCCTGAACTATCGTCAGGCCACGGTCAACGTGCAGCAGGCGCAGGAGAGGCTCAACGCGGCCATCGCCAGATACGGGTCGGATTCGACTCTGGCGCAGACCGCCTCCATCAATCTCGAAAAAGCCCAGTTGCGTCAGGCCACCGCTCTCGACAAGTCCAACGACGCCGCCGAACGGCTCGCGGACGCGAAGAAGGCGCTCAAGGCCGCCGAGGACGAACTCGCCAAGGGCACCAACACCGTATTCGGTTCCATGAAGACGATGGCAAGCTCGTTCTCGGCTGGATTCTCGAGCATCAGCCGGGGCCAATCCACCTTCACCGGACTCTCTGGAGCGCTCGGCAGCCTCGTGCGTAGCCTGCTCGGCGTAGACGCCATTTGGAAACCGCTCGGCTCCAAGATAGCCGGATTCGCGAACAAGGCCGTATCCTCATTGAGCGGTTTCGCCGTGCAGGTCGGCGCGAAAATCCAAACCGGACTCAAGGGAGCCATCAGCGCCGCCCAGCAAACCCTCAAAGGCTGGGGCGGCAGCATCGCAGCCACCGTGTCAGGCATCGCCAAACCAATCGGCGCGGCAATCACCGCATGGACGCAACCGATTCGCGACTGGGGAAGCAGAACCGGCAACACCATCAAAACGGCAGTCGCTACTTGGACCGCACCCATCCGCTCATTCGGCGGCAAAATCGGCTCCGCCATCGGAGATGCCGCAGGAAAAGTAGGGCAGAAACTCGCACCGGTAGCCAACGTAGCCAAGAACTACTTCGGCAACATCGCCACCGCCGCCGGAGCCGTATGGTCCAAACTCCCAGCCGGAGCACAGACCGTCGCCGGGGCAATCGGCAGCACGCTCGGCAACCTCGCCTCCAGCGCAGGCAACTCGTTCAAAAACCTCGCCCAAAACGCGGTCGCCCATATCAAGGGCCTCGCCACGGGAGCGGTCGCCGCCATCGGAGCAGGTGTGGCAGCCATCGGCGGCACGCTGGTGGCCACCGGCAAGCAGGCGTTGGGCGCGTATGCCACGTGGGAGCAGGCGGTCGGCGGCGTCGACACCCTGTTCAAGGGCGCTTCCGGCACTGTGCAGAAGTACGCGGCCGAAGCGTACAAGACGGCCGGCGTCGGCGCGAACGACTATATGAACCAGGTCACGAGCTTCGCGGCCTCGTTGGTCAGTTCGCTTGGCGGGGACACCGCCAAGGCCGCAGAGATGGGCAATCAGGCCATCATCGACATGTCGGACAACGCCAACAAGATGGGCACCGACATCCAGACCGTCCAACAGACGTATCAGTCGCTTGCTCGCGGTAATTACGCGATGCTGGACAACCTCAAGCTCGGCTACGGCGGCACCAAGACGGAAATGCAGCGGCTCATCGCCGACGCGAACAAGCTGCCGGGCGTGATGAAGGAAGGCAACGACCTTTCCATCGATTCGTTCGCCGACGTGACCGAGGCCATCAGCCGAGTGCAGAAGAGCCTCGGCATCAGCGGCACGACCGCCAAGGAGGCGGCGACCACCATCGAGGGGTCCGTGAACTCGATGAAGGCCGCATGGCAGAACTGGCTCGCCGGACTGGGCAACGAGAACGCCGACATGGGCGCTCTCAGCCAGCAGCTCGCCGACTCCATCGGCACTGCGTTGAAGAACATCCTGCCCCGCGTGAAGGTCATCGCCCAGAGCGTCGTCAAAGCCATCCCGAGCCTGTTCTCGGATCTGGTGACGCTCCTGCCTGAACCGTTCCAGAACGCGATCAACGCCATCGGCAGCGTATTCAACGGGCTCGGCGAGATATTCAAACCCGTGCAGAGCGCCATCGCCCCTCTGATAGCTGCATTCATGGCCCTCGGAGCAGGCGGCATCGCACCATTGCTGTCCAAGATTCCGTTGCTCGGCGGGGTGCTCGGCGGATTGTCCGGCCCGTTGAGCGCGTTGGGCGGACCCATCGGCATCGTCGTCGCAGCGTTGGGCACGCTCATCGCCACGGTGCCGGAACTGCGCAACGCCTTCGGCACGCAGGTCACCGGCGCGTTCAACCTGTTCAAGAACACGATCGCGGGAATGAAGCCGAAGTTCGATGCGTTCGGCAAAAGCCTGCAGGACATGTTCAAACAGGTCATGCCGGTGATCACCGCTTCTGTCGCGGAGCTCATCCCAGTGTTCGGCGACATACTCCAGTCGCTGGCACCGCTCATCCCGACGATCATCGAACCGCTCATGAACGCGCTCAGCTCGCTCATGCCGCTCATCGGCCAGCTCGTGTCCAGCCTGCTGCCACCGTTGGCGGACATCATCGCCGCGCTGCTGCCGGTCGCCTCGCAGATCGTGTCGATGATAGGCCAAGTCATCAGCCAGCTCGCCTCCGCGCTCGTCCCGGTAATCCAGCAGGTCATGGATTTCGTTAGCCAGCTGGTCACCGCCATCACGCCGCTCATCCAACAGCTCGTGCCAGTCATAACCGATGCGGTCTCGGGCATCACAGGCATCATCCAACAGCTGATGCCGGTCATCCAGAGCATCATCAGCGTGGTCGGCTCGGTAGTGAGCGCAATCATCGGATTCATCACCGGTACGTTGTTGCCTGCGGTGCAGGCGATGCTCCCATATGTGTCGGGTGTCATCGACGGCATACAAGACGTAATCCAGGGCGTGGTCGGCGTTATTTCCGGTGTCATCAGCATGGTCACCAACCTCATCAACGGCAACTGGTCGGGAGCTTGGAACAGTTTCAAATCGATTCTTTCCAACGCGGCCGGAGCGGTCGGCGGCTTGGTGTCGGGCATCGTGAGCGCCATCAAGGGCGTGTTCGCCGGAGCTGGCTCGCTGCTCAAAAACGCCGGCTCGCAGCTCATCAGTGGTCTATGGAACGGCATCAGCGGTGCCATCGGCGGATTGTACGACAAGATCAAGGGCGCGCTTTCCGGACTGGTCGATAAGGCGAAGGAAGCGCTCGGCATCCATTCGCCGTCCCGCGTGTTCCGCGACGAAGTCGGCCGCTACATCCCGCCCGGCATCAGCGAGGGCATTGACAAGGCCACCCCCGCATTGCAGCGTGACATCGCGAAGCGGATGCAGGGTGTCACGGCCGCCGCACAGTCGGCATTCCAGCCGATGACGTTGCGCTCCGCCATTGGTGTGGAGGGCTCCGCCCCATTGCCTGAAACCGGGAATGGGCTCGCAGACCTCGCGTCGATGCTTGTGGAGCTTCGCGGCCTGCGCTCCGACCTGCAGGCATTGCACGGTGATTTGGGGCCGACCATCGCTAAGTACACGCCATCCATGACCATCCGCGAAGAGAAGCGCAGGCTTGGTCTCGTCTAAAACAGGAGGACAGTCATGCAATCGATGACCTACCGGCGAGGCGGAGGATCAAGCCGCGCCGTTCCGGCCAGCGTCGTTGATCTCATCGACCCGGCCGGTCTCATGGTCAAACGCATCGAGAGCCTGCGCACACACGCATGGGAGGTGGAGTTGGCCGCGCACGGCATTGACTCCGCCTCCCTCAACGCGTCAAGCGTCCAATTGGAGGCCACATGCGCCGACCTCAACGTGCTGGACGTGGCGAGCGAACTGTTCGACGCGGACGTCAAGGCCGTGGCGTCATCCCGCAGCAAGGACGACGCCGGCCTGCTCACCGTGGACGGCTGGTCGCAGACCGCGCTCATCACCGGCATCGAACCATCCTATGATCCGCCCGGCCCCGCGAAGTACGCGCTCACGGTCGCATTGCTTGACGGCCTGTGGCACAAGCGCGATGACGTGCAGCATTTCTGGTCGGATGCCCTGCAACCGGGCCTCGACCTTGATTACCCGCACGATTACCCTCACGACTACATGCCGACGACACGAAACGCGTCGGTCGTGAACGATGCCGTCTCGCCGATGCCGTTCGAACTGGTGGTCTACGGGCCGGTCTCACAGCCGGCCATCATCATCGGCGGCAACCGGTACGAATTGCATATGGACATCCCCTCGGGCTCGTATGTGACCGTCAACAGCGTGGAGGGGCAACGCAGCATCGTCATGACCGCAGAAAACAGCGACACCACGAACGTGTTCGACAAGGGCGAACGAGGCAGCGGCCTCAACGGCGGCACTTATATTTTCCAGCCGTTGCCGGCCGGGGAACACCAGGTGCAGTGGAACGGGTTCGGCTTTGACCTGACAGTGATCCAGGAGAGGAGCACGCCGTCATGGTGGATCTGATTATCACCGATTCCAAGCACGTCGATGTCCGTTCCGCCGTCGACTACACTCTGGATTGCGCGTGGGGCAAGGAGGAAAACGATTTCGAACTTGTCGTGAGCGGCGCGTCCACCATCGATGCGGGTGCCTATATCTACATCGACGGCAGCGAATGCGGTGGCGTGGTCGATGCGATGGAAGACCAGCTCACTGCCGGCGTCAGCACCCTCACCTACTCGGGGCGCACGTGGCACGGCGTGCTCGCGAACAAGATCCTCGAGCCGGATAGGGGCAGGGATTATCTCACAGTGAGCGGTACGGCCAGCACGGTCATCGGCTCGCTTATCAGCCGCGTAGGGCTTGATTCGGTGTTCGACGCGGTTGTACCGCCTGACGGCAGTGGCGACCCGACCATCAAGCAATACCAGTTCGACCGGTACGTGGATGCGTATACGGGTTTGCGGAAGATGTGCGCGGCCAACGGGCTGAAACTCAGGCTCGCTTATGCGTCTGGCCGGGTCAACATTTGGGCTGAGCCGGTTGCGCATTACGGCGATGCGATTGACAGTGACCTCATCGATTTCGACGCGACCCGCACGTGGCGCAAGCCGAATCACCTGATTGGTTTGGGTAAGGGCGATTTGGCGGCCCGCGTGGTCGTCCACTGGTATGCGGACGCGAAAGGCACCGTCAGCCAGACCCAGTCGCTCAGGGGTGTGGACGAGATAACGCAGGTCTACGACTATTCCAGCGCCGAGACCGCCGAGCTCAACAACAAGACCAAAGAAAAATTGCAGGACCTGCAATCCGAGGGTGATGTGAGGGTCACCGTCCGTGACGACGCGAACGTGGTGTTCGACGTGGGCGACACCGTGACCGCAAGGGATAATCTCACCGGCATCACCGTCAACGCCTCGATCGTCAAGAAAATCGTCAAGGTCTCGGGCGGCGTGATGTCCGTCGATTATGAGGCCGAGTAAACAGTAAGGAGCCGATTATGGCGCGTATCGACAAAGCGACGGTCATGCAATGCGACCGGTGCGGCAAAAACAAATGGTACAAGGATCTGGACGACCCGGATATCAAGACGTGGTACAACACGATCCGACTGGACGCGGACGGCAAGGAGCACGGCTACCTGTTCTGCACGAACTGCTGGCAGGAATACGCCAACCGGTTGAAGGACATCGACAACGGCTTCGATAGCTGGTACAAGAACGGAGGCAAGCAGAATGGTTGAACTCGTCACCGGACACGCGAACAAGGCGCATGCCACGGCGGAGCAGGCGGCGGGATTGAACGCCGGCATTCTCGGCTTGGATGATTATGTGCTCGACGTGCATGACAAGCTCAAGATCACGGTCGTTTCGGCGAACAAGGTGACCATCGGCACGGGCGAGCTGGTCATGCAGGGCCGTCACGTCAGCCAAGGCACGCCCGAGGATCTGATCGTCACCAACGGTTCGCAGGGTCAGAAACGCAACGACCTGATCGTATGCCGCTATGCGAAGGGCTCGCAGAACATCGAGAGCGCGAAACTGGTCGTGGTCAGGGGCACGCCCACCACGGGCACGCCCACCGACCCCGCCGTGAACACCACCAGCCCGTTGGACGGGGGCACCACCTACGACATGCCCTTGTACCGCATCCCGCTGGACGGCATCACCATCGGCACACCAGTCGCATTGTTCAACGTGTTGAAGCCGATGAGCGACGTGTGGGATTCCCTAACCCAGCGTTCCACGACATGGAGGGTCCCCTACAGCAACAACAGTATTTCGCTGACGCGCGTGGGTGATATCTGCTTCGCTGGCGGCAACGTGAAATTCAACCAGAGCGGCGAGAACAACTACACACAGGCGCGGGAGACCATACCCGTGGGGTATCGTCCAGCGGAAACGTCGAACGTTCCCATCGCCGTGTTCGGCGGCAACACCACGTTCATCCTCTACGGCGAGCATACGGGCCGTGTGGTCATGCTCGGCAACCCGAACAACGCATACGCGGGATGCACCGGCGTATGGAGGACCGCCGACCCGATGCCCGCCGCATAGCTTCGGGACACTGGCTCAGGCGGTTGCACTGTCTTGCAGTGACCCCACGGGTCATAGCGCGTATGAGACGGTCATGCCGAACGCGTCCGTGCCCTGCGTGCCACCCTGATTGGCGTAGGTCATGGTTCCGTTCGCGTTTACGTTGATGGTCTTCTGGTTGGCCCCGTCGCGTCCGCCGTAGGAGAAGTTCAAGTCCATCGGGGGACGCCATCCTTCGGGCAGGGTTCCGAAATTGCCGGTGTTCCACGAGCCGGACGCCGACGACTTCCAGTCGATGCGCAACGTGACGAGCGAGCCGCGACGGTAGCCTTTGACGGTACCGTAAGTGGAGTTAATCAGCGTCAGCACTTCGGTCTGGGTTAGGGAAAACTATTGCCTGTTCCAGATTGCGATCCAGCTTCCGAATATCGCGACACTCCCGCACCAGCGGTTGTCTTTGGTGTTCCACAGGCGGAAGCGTATCTGGTTTACGTCGCTGGTATCCCAACGTTGTGCGGTGTACTCGCCGGCCTGGCCGAAACCAGTGCCGAACGGCCCAATCGTGTAGGCCGCGTAATCGGCTTTCTTCCCGTTTGGGGATTGGACGTTGATGTAGAATGTGCCGTCACCATTCGTGGTGACGGTATGGCCTCCGCACAGAATATACGGCATTCGGGTTAGGGAAAGCTACGCGGTAATCCAACAGCCGGATATACCGACGAATCGGCCGGTATATCCGGTGCCGTTCAACACCATTTTCCCGTCTGCGGTGCCGTAAAGGTAGAAACTGGTCGCGCCGCTGTTGTCGGTGCCGCGCATGACCGCGCGGGAATCGCCGGACGGTCTGAAACCCTCCGGAATTGTCTCGTTGACGGACACGTTGCCGACCTGATTGAAATTACTTGTCAGCGTGATATACGCGCAGGCGGTGACGATACGGCCGACGCGAACCAGAGTGATATACCTATCGGAATACGGCATCTTGACCCGGCCCGTGACAGGGGTTAGGGAATCCCGTTCAGGCTATTAGGGCTCGCTCCCAGAGGCGTTGCGCGTCTCGCAAAGCCGTGATATCCGGTTTGAGGTAGTACTTCGCGGTGGTTTTTATATCGCTGTGGCCGAGCATTTTCGACACGATGGCGATATCCGCTCCCGCCGCCAGAGTGTTCGTCGCCCATGAGTGGCGCAGGTTGCGTGCGGGCACATGCGGCAGATCATGCCGTTTGCACCAGCTTGCGTATTGGCGTGCGGCTTGTGGCGGGGTGAGGGTGCCGATGAGTCGGCCTCCCTCGCGTGGCCTGAGCTCGCGCAATCGTTTGACGGCGAAGCGGGGCAACGGCAATGTGCGGCGGCTCAATTCGGTTTTCGGTGGTACGACGACCTCATGCCCGCCCACCCATTGCAGGCCACGCTCCACGTGCAGGACGCCTGAGCGCAAATCGATATCCGACCATTCGAGCCCGTAGCCTTCTTCGGTGCGGAGCCCGCATGAGACGGCGCAGATAGCCACGCCTCAAGCAGATGACCGTAAAAGCCCCGCAACAGCGTGCGCTGCTGGCGGATGGTCAATATTCGCGGCTCGTAATGAGGTTTGGCCGGCAGTTGGATGTCGCGTCTGGTGATGTCCACGTCCAACAGGTTCCAGCGGATAGCCCGCCTGAGTATCGCGCGTAGTACGGCCCATGCCTTGCGTGCCGCGCCCGCGCTGTCGAAACATGCGAGCCACTTGTCCACGAGCTCCACGCTTATTGCGCTCATGTCCATGCCACCGAAAACCGGCATGACATGCAGACGCCAAGCGCTCTCGTAGCCGACCCACGTGCTCTCACGTAGATTCCGCGTGCAGTACGGCCAAAACCGGTTGGTCCAAAACTCTCGTAACAGCATTTTCAACCTCCGAAAACCCACACGCCGTCTGGCCTGTCCAAACGGGTGAAACGTGTGGGTTTTCCCAAAAAGAGAGGGGAACGGGATGCCCCCATTCCAACAGTTATTCGGCTCCATGGAATTCTGGTCGGCGTTGATTCTCGCTCTCATCGGTGGTGGTGGGCTTGGCGGACTGGTAGGCGCATGGTCGAGCCGGCGGAAGAACGAGGCCGATATCGACAGCATCACCGCCGACGCCGCCGGCAAGGCCGTGAAAATCCTCACGGAAAGCATCATCAGCCCGCTGCGTGAGCAGGTCACTTATCAGGAGGAGCAGATCCGGCATTTGGAGGACGTGCAACGCAAGTATTTCAAGGCCGTGGCCTATGTGCGCAGCCTGTCCCATTGGCTGCAATCATTCTGCGCGGTCGCCGAACCGGAGTTTCTGAAACGTCATCCGAAACCATCATTGCCGGACGAGCTTCGCCCGGACGTAGCCCCCGAAACAATCGAATCCAATAAGGAGGAACAGTAATGACCCAAATCCATATCAGCATCAGGAAGCCGAAGACCGGAGGCTTGGACCCTGTCACCGGTACGCTGCGGTTCCGCCCGGTGCGTCGTCACTTCGACGCGGCGAAGAATCTTATTATCGCGGCCTCGTTCGACGCGAATCTGTCCGAAAGCGGCGAGCTGACGGTTGACCTGCTGCCCACGACTAGCGCGTTTGTTTGGCAGGTCATCGAGTTGGCGGACACGCCGCAGGCGTACACGCGCTACGTCGAGGTGCCGGACTCCAAGACCAAGGTCGAATACGCGGACCTCGTGGAAGTGGACGCCGGCACGTTCGTCCCGAAGGACATGCAGGGCTCCCAATTGCTGAAGGTTCGCCACGCTTCCACCCAGTCGGAGGCGGAGACGCTTTCCGCCCGATACCCGGATGCGGTGGTGCTCTTCGACGAGACCGCCACGACCATGAAGGCCGCTATGGCCATGAGCACGTTGGAGTCCATCACGGCCGAAGCGCAGACGAACGCCGCGTTGGCTAGGAGCGCCATGCTGAGCGCACAGTCCTCGGCTGATTCCGCGACCGCCACCCAGTCCGACCTTAATATCCTCGCGTCGAACGCCAACACGTTGGCGGCTAGCGTCGCCAATGATTCGCAGACCGTGGCCGACCCCGCCGTCCCGGTAGAGGCGGAGGGCCAAGAGGCCCTCTCCACAGTCGATTGGGCGGTGCGGCAGGTCAAGGACAAGGCGGAGGCTGCGACCACCGTACTGCCTTCCACCGGCACCACCGAAGGCACCACCGAAGGCACCACCGAGGAAACCACGGAGGAACCCGGCAAGGACTCCACGCCAGCCAAGGCCAAGAAGGCCACCGTGAAGGGAGCCTGACCATGCCAGCCTTTTACGCCGGCAAACGTGTCGGCAAACCGTTGATGGGAGGCCACACGTACAACGCCATGTTCAATGGCAAGCTCGTGTGGCCCCTCGACAAGGACACGGTCGTCTCCATCAGGATCACGGATGATAAGGGCAAGCCGTTGCCCAAGTCTCTGGCCGTATCCGGCACCCTGAAACTGGGGGCGAAAGCCACGTATGCGGACGGTCATGTTGGCGATCTGCTCACCACCAATGACGTGACGTTCGCGAGCAGGGACACTTCCACCGCCACGGTTTCGGGCAACACGCTCACGTGGCGGCATGGCGGAACCATATTGGTGACGGCCACGGTCAACGGTTTCACTTCCGCCGCCGTGTCCATCAGCGCGGCCTACGCGCCCGAGTCCATCAAGGTCACGGACGATTCCGGCAAACCCATCGACAACATCACCCTGCGCGTCGGCGAGAGCAAGAACCTCAAGGTGACGATCCTGCCCGATGCGGCATCGCAGGAGTATACGGCATCCATCAAGGATGTGAGTCTCGCATCAGTCAGACAACAGTAAGGGGCAATATCATGCCAACAACAACAGCGTTTAGGGGGGGGGGCTAGTGTCCGCGCCCTCAAGGAGGGCGACACCTCCATCACCATCACCGCAGGCAGCATCGTAAAGACCATCCCGGTCAGTGTATGGGGAAACAAATGGGTGCTGCCCACCCTGCCCGCCACGCGCAACGGAATCACGTTCACCGCGGCCGGCGACGGCATGGTACACGCGAAGGGCACAGCGACCGACTGGGCGACCATCCTCGTCACCCAGGACCTGCCGGCCGGCGAGTACACGCTCGAACACACGCTCGTCGACGGTGTCGGCCTGTTCTGCGAGCTCAAATCCACGGACGGCAGGATCGACCTGTTCTCGCATGGCACGGTCAAGGCGACGCTCCCGGCGGGCGACTACCAGATGCTCGTCAGTGTCTCGCCCGGCAAGACCGTGGACGCAACCATCACCCCAATTCTCAGGAAACTCAACTAAGGCCCCGATATTGGGGCCTTCACCATAAAAGGAGGCCCCAATATGGGCGCACTATCAATAACCGGTATCAAACCGGGGTCCACGAGTCTGAAACTGACCGCCGGCAAGATTACGAAAACCGTGCCGATTACCGTATTGTCGCGTAACCTGCTGTCCTACGGTCCCGCCGAGGGCAACGGGTTGACCGCCACCGTCAACACTGACGGGTCATTGCATGTCACCGGCACCGCCACCGGTCAATGGCGTGGCCTGTCGTGGACGTTCCCATGCCCGGTACAGGGCACCGTGAAACTCAGCGGCACTAGTATCGCCGGTTTGAGCTTCAACATCAAGTGCCTCGACGCCAAGGGGCAGCAACTGGGAGACCAAATGAACTTGGGTAACAGTGTCATGGCAATCCCTGCCGGCACCGTCAGCCTGTTCCTCAACGTCATCTCCGTCGAGGCCACGCCCACCGCGAAGGACGGCGACCTCCGAATCCAGTTGGAATCCGGCGACACCGCACACGATTGGATGAAACCCGACAACACAAGCCTTAAGGGGGGGGGGTTATGAATTAGCGAACCTGTATCCGCGTGTCACCGGACTGCCTAAGACAGTGGGTGCCGCCCCGGGGATCACGGTCACGGCACCGACACCGGGCACGTACCGTTTCAAAGGCTCCACCACGACAGGGGCCGACTCGTGGAATAACTTGACCAGTGTGGTGCATGTGGATGCGGGCACGTACACGCTGGACGCCTCCGACTGGCCGTATGACAGCATCTCATGGTTGATTGGCATCCAGTCCACTCTCACCCCCGATGACGGCAGCGGACAGACAATCGCGTTCGAACCTAAGGGCTATGGGCCGCGCCCCTTGAAGGCCGGGACGCTGCGCCTCAATATATTCGTCAACACCACGGGCGAGGTCGATAAGACGTTCACTCCCCGCCTTTACAAAATCGACTGATTTTAGCCCCACACCATACCGTGTGGGGCTTTTTCATTGACGGCCCCGAGTGGGCCCCGATAATCCTGACCCACGACCGTGGGCCACAAAACAATATTCACCTCAGAGAAAGGGGAAAAATTGGTTAAAAACAAGGACAAGCCGTGGTGGAAGCGTCTGCTCGCCAAGATCACGGCCCTAGTCGCCGCCGTCTGTATGATGCTGCTCCCGGCGACCGCGCACGCGGACATGCAGGGCGTGGACATGAGCAACTGGCAGTGCGGCGCGGACGTGTACAACATGCAGGCCGATTTCATCGTGGTCGGCACCACATGGGGCACGGGCCAAGTCAACAACAACTGCCTCGTGTCCGGCGTCAACACGGACGCCAACCGCATGATCGCCCAGGCACAGGCCAGCGGCAAAAAGTTCGGCCTCTACCATTACGCGATGGGCGGCAACCCGGAGGCGGAAGCCCAATTCTTCTATCGCAACACCAGCAACTATTGGCGTCACGGCATCGTGGCGCTCGACTGGGAGATGGACGACAACCCCGCATGGGGCAACTGGGATTGGGTACGCCGATTCATGGCGGAGTGCGAACGCTTGAGCGGCGGTGTGCGCCCATTGCTGTACACCGGCCCGGTCGCCGGCACCATCCCGCAGGACATCCGCGACCGATACGGTTTGTGGATCGCCCAATACGCCAACATGAGCCCGACCGGCTATCAGGCCAACCCGTGGATGATAGGCGCATACGGCGAGGCCATGCGACAGTACAGCGGCACCGGCGTGGTCAACACGTGGAGTCCAATCGACCTCAACATTTTCCGTGGCGAGGCATGGCAGTGGGACCTGTACGCCAACCCCACCGGCGACTCCACAGCCCCGGCCACGCCAGCCCCATCCGCGCCCGTGCAGCCGAGCAAACCCCAGACCAACACGGGTGGCATCAGCCACGTCATGCAATGGGGAGAAACCATCTGGGGACTCGCCGTCGCCTATGATGCTTGGCCCCTGTCCGCGTGGCACACGCCCAGCGGTGACATCAACCGCTACTACGTGGGCGATGTCGTAACCTACGGCGGCGGCACCGCCCCCGCATCGTCCGGCGGGGTCTCCAAGGTCCTCCAATGGGGCGACACCGTGTGGGATTTCGCCACCGCGCACGGTTACAGCGTCAGCCGCTGCACCGTACCCTCCGGCAACATCAACGTCTACTATGTGGGCGACGTGGTGACCTGCCGCTGAGACTCAACAGATGCCGCCACCCGCTTGACCGGGTGACGGCATCACCCCATCATCATCCCTTATTGATCGGAGCAAACATGACCGACAGCAAAAACACGACCGACACCGGCGAAACGCTTCCCGGCGTCGATGTGAGCGACTGGCCCGAGACGGCCGACGTCACCCATGACGTGCCCGACTGGCTCATCCCCAGCCGCGTCTACGACATCCTCAAATGGCTCGGCCTCATCGTCCTGCCCGCACTCGCCGTGTTCGTGGGCACGGTCGGCCCCGCATGGGGCTGGCATTACGTGGACGCGATAGTTATCACGCTCAACGCGCTCGGCATCCTCGCCGGCGCGCTCATCGGCGTCAGCGCCATCAAACAACGCCTCGACCGCGCCGCATAA